ACCCCGGCTTGCCCGGATTGGCTTTGTTGTAAGACGCACGGCCCTTGGCGTTCAAGCCACCCTTTGGGTTCTTGCCTTCTTTGCGTGTCCATGCTTCGGTCTTAGCCATGTTACTGGCCTACAGTTACGGTAGTGTTAAGTTCCAGAGGTTCCCAGCGTAGATAATGCCGCCAAGTACCTGTGGTAGAACCTACTGCAATTACAATTTTAATAGCCCCAGCAGGTACGCGCACTCCACGGGAAGACGTGTTTAGCAACACTCCCGATAAATTCTGCCCCGGATTCTCACCCAGTGCACTTGTAGCGGTCAAGATAACTGAATACCCCGGAGCCGTATTTGCCAAAGTAGTAGACGCAGCGGATAAATCTACCGTCTGTGGAGAAGCTGCGGCTGTTACATAAGTAAACTTCAGCGTGGATGCCGTGGCATTGTTAAGCGTAACGCATTCAGATACAAGACTTACGATCTGAATACTTCCAGTAACCGTAAAAATTGTGTCCCCAGTAACCATTACCTTGGCCCCGGTCTTGGCTGTGTGGTCTGAAGGCTCGCCTAAACCAGCAACAGGGTAGTTAATTGAGACTGCCATGATTAACCTTTCATGTACACGGTAACCGTAGCCGTTGAACCCGATATTGACGATACATTAGCTCGGTAGTACTCGTACGTGTTAGCGCAAGCAAACCCATCAGACGTAGCCGAAGTGCCAAGCACCAAAGTAATCGTGCCTAAAGTAATGTAGTTTGTCCCGTCATTACTGACTTGAATCAGAATAACTGCTGCCCCTGTGCTACTGGCAACTGTTCCTGTGGCTTGAAAGCTGTGCTGGACGTATGTCGCTAATGCCGTGGTATCACGGGGATTCCATGCTGTGCCAGCGCCTGTTGTTGTAGCCGCATTAAGTAGTATCTGTGCCATCTTGTTGCTCCGGTGCGTCTAGCCTGTTTATCAGCATCTTGTACGCTTGGATTGTGCCTTGAGCTTGGATTAGAAAGTTTTGGGCTTTCTGGGCTTCAGTCTCAAGGTCACGAATCTCAGTCTCCAAGAATTCCTTGGTAATTTGCATTATGCAAACGTAGCGTAAGCAGGGACGTAGTACACAGTGCCGCCGATCATGACTTTGATCGCTTTAGACACAGTAGTCACGCTGGTTGCTGTAGGCGCAATCGTAGCTGCGGGAGCGGTGTCAATATTCATCAACAAAGGAATTTCGCCAGTGTTTGCACCACTGTCAGTCACGCGAATGAACGAGGCTGTTGCTGGCAAAGTGGCATTAACTGTGTAGTTGGTATCCAACTGAATCACAGCCAAAGTACCGCCGGGAGTACCGTCAGTGCCGCCCAGAGTAGCACGAATTGCGTTAGCAGCGCCAGAAATACTGGCTGAAGCGCCATCAATTTCCAAAGAAATGTGAGCACCGTTGATTGTGCCTGCAGTGGCGGCAGATGCACCCGTTACAACAGAGAAAGCACGGAGCGTTTCGCCTGAACCTGTAGAGGTAAAGGTAAGTTTGTTGTAGCTTAAACGTGTATCGCCAGATGCTGCGGACGTTGTAGCAAATGCAGCGTTAACGTTTTCTGCTGTAGTTACAGCAAGGGGAGAAGCGGAAGTGCCCGTATCAAAGCCGTTGTTAGATACGACTGGGCCGGAGAACGTGGTGGTTGCCATGATTGTTTCCTTACATGCAAGTTAGGCGTATCAGTCTGCATGTCGTCAGCCGGGACTGTCTGATACACCGGAAAGCCCGGAATGAAGTCAATATACACCAAAAGAAAAGGGGGCACAAGGCCCCCCTTCAAATATTCCCGAAGAAATATTAGGTCGAACCGGACGAGCCGAACATGCCCAATGGGTCAGACCAGCCGAAGCTGTAACGCTCACGGGACTTGTAACGCACGTTACCGGTGTCAAAGTCACCGTCCATCTTGTTCTCCAGAGGAGAGCGGATGAAGTGCTTCAAACCGTTAGGCACGTCGGTGCACAAGAACCAAGCGTTTGTGTCGGTCAAGTAGTTGTTGACTGTGTAGCCTTCAGGGATAGAACCGTTGTTTTTCAACGCATTAATATCATTGTCAGCAGTACCAACACGCAGTGAAGTCTCAAGCAAACGAGTTGCCGTGAACTGCAATGCAGGTGGAACAATCAGCTTCTTAGGCTTGCCAGCAATCAGCAAACCACGCTCATCAGTCCAAGCAGCGATCTGGATAACGGCGGCTTCCAAAGAAGTCTCGTTTAGGTCAGCTTGAGTAGATGGGGTATTGCTGTTAGTACCACCGGAGATCAAGGGGTGTGCTGTACTAAACAGAGGAACGCCATCACCACCGTAATAAACGGCAGAGTTAGTGAAACCATTGTTCAAAACAGCAGCAGCTTTAACCTGCTTGGTGTAGGCCATAGCGCGAGCCAAAGCTTTGGTGTAACGGGCTGACAACGAGTCATACAAGTTGTCTTCCACAGCTTCTTCAGTGATGGAGAAACCCAAAGCGATAGTTTCGTGGTTGTAACGAGTTGTCCATGCTTCTTGTGCATTGTCGTAAGCGATGGCAGAGCCCTCGTTCTTAACAGGTGCGGCAGAGAAGCCAGACAGTTTCGTTTCTTCTTCGAACGAACGCTCTGAAGTTTCGGTTTCATAAATTTCTTTATGTTGTTCACCGTAACGAGCGTACTCCATACCAAACAAAGCGTTCAGGCCGGGAAGAAGTTCTTTAAGTAGTTGTGCGCGTGAAATAGCCATGATTTATGCTCCTTATACGCCAGTAGCGTTGTTGTACTGATGCATAGTCGCATTGATCTTAACGATAACTTCAGGGAAGACATCGGCGGCAGTGGCGGTTTCCCGAACTACATCAATGATACGAATAGGCAGAGTATTGGTTGTCGCAGTAGTAGCCAGAATAGCCACTTTGGAATTACCCGTCGTGGCGCTTCCTGCGTTCTGTACCAACGTGGCGTTATTCCCGATGGCGGAAATGCCAACACCGGTAATAACAGTCGTACCAGACACAACAGCTACTTGGAACAGCGTATCAGGATCATCTGCAACAACTGCAAAAATCAACGTGCCAGACTTGACTTGCTGGCTCGCTGGATAAAATTGCTGTTGCTGAATTTGACCTGTCGAAGCGTTAGTAAAACTTACACCAAGAAAAATACCGCAAGGCGTGGCAGTTGTTGTGCCCGTGTCTAGCTCGATAGTTCCATCAGAGATACGTTTTACCAAATCACCATAGAAAATGCTAGTGGCATAACCACTCGCAATCTGCATCAGGCGGGTTGCGCCTGCAAATACCTGTCCACCTATTAGGTTTACAGGCTTTAGACCGTAAGGGGCCGAGACTGTAGGATAAGCCATTTAAGACTCCTATAAATTTAAGTACCAGAACCGAAAGTAACCTTAGTTTTTCTCTCCGAAAAGAGAGGCATCCTAGGATCATTTTCACGAAGGAAATTGTTATCTACCGAGTCAATCTGAGACTTATTTTGCTTGTCGTAATATTCGGCACGCTGTTTTAAGAACTCTTCAGGAATACGGCACAACAACAACCCACCAATCTCAATACCGCCTTTAAAGCGGCCTTCAACGGTGGCGTGCATCATAAGCTCGGGATAATCTTCTGCTTTGCAGGGTTCATATCCTTCACGTAACTTTGAAGAAATATTACTAGGATCAGCCACGCCCAATGTGCTAGTGCGGATATACCTGTGCTTCCAACCGGGACGGTCTTCGGGCATGGGCAGTGTCTCAGGCGGACGCCACGCTTCAGGGCGTTGAGTCATTGCACGAGAATCCACTTCACGAGCGTTACGGTTTTGTGTCTTTCCAGACGATAAAACTTGATCCATTATTCACCTCTTCTTAGTTGAGCAACCTGTTTAGCGTATTCTTCCAAAGGAACCCCAAGGCGGCGAGCTATCGCTGCTTCAGATGCCTTTAGCCTAATACGATTAGGCGGAGTGCTACGGGAGGCGGGTGCCACCACGTTAGCGGGCTTTGTTGCACGGCGTTGGGTTTCACCCTCGTAAGCCGGTTCGGATACCTTTTTCGAAGGAGTATCATCTTCATAGCTCTGGGTATCATCTTCATAATACTCAGGAAATCGTCTACGCATTGTAGCGTCTACTCGTTTGTAGTAGTCATCAGACCCCACAAAGTCAGCACCTTGTTCCTTAGCCAGCTTCTGATGCAACCCGAGGGCGGAAGCTGTCATTTCAGGATCAGTGCCAAACCAAGTGTTTTTCTGCATCCAACGCTGGTCGCGCTGTGACACATTAGGCTGATTTGTACTACGTTGTTGTATTTGTACACCTTTTTCTTGGGCTTGTAAAGGCCTCATGTTCTGAACTTTATCCAAATTCAGTGTTGCCCGCGAAACATCTGCCTGTGCATCTACTACAGCATCAGAATCCCCGGACTCATAAGCCTCTTTGTATTTTTTCTTGGCACTCTCAAATTCCAACTCAGCGGAACTTTTTGATTGCTCAATATACGCCATTGACCCAAGCTCAACTTGTTGCTGTAGCCTGCGGTTTTGATCCCACAATTGCTTGGTCATCTTCTCAGCCGCCTCGCGTTCACGCAGTGCTTCTTCCTTAGCACGGCGCTCGTCGTGGTAGCCTTTTCCTAATTTCTTAATGCGGGCCTGAACTTTTTCGTCGTATTCGGACAGTTCACCGTCAGTAACGTCCTCTACCTGTACTTTCATGGGCTTTCGGCCACGATCTTCCAGCGGAGTATCGTCTTCAATTTCTACTTCAAAGCCATCGTCTTCTACTACGGGTTTACCCTTAGTTTCATCGGCTTCATGAGGAAACTTAAATTCCTCGTCTTTTACTTCAGCTTGTGCCATGTATTAGCTCCTTTATGATGCACGCGAAATACCACGCGGGTCTTCCACAACTGCTTCAACCGAATCATCATTAATGAGACGGAATTCACGACCGTGGATTTTCAGGCGAGTTCCTGAATTGGGGCGGACGACGACAAAGTCACCTTCCTTGCACGAGGGGCCAGAGGGAAACCGGCTCTCGTCTTTGTAGCAGTCAGGGCCAAGCTTTACTACAAACAGCACTGGGGTCAGTACCTCTTCGTAGTGCATAGTCTGACTAGATTTAACTAGCGCACTGTCTTCATACTCTTCGGATGCGTCGGGGACGACACAAAGCATCATGAACCTTTTCGGGTCAGGCAACTGTTTGGCTTTTTGTTCAGGCGTCTTATTCAGAATACCCGACAAATCTACCGCAGCGACATCAAAATCAGTCATCACTAGTCTCCATTTTTTGCACGAGGTCATTGACAAAATTTTCTGCGTGAGTCAGACCCCGGATGACCCCACAGACATGACGATACTCGTCAAAAGTTTTAGCTCCTCCTCCATTGAGGAAGGTTTGTTGATCGCTTCGGAGCTTGTCAATCTCTTTAGCGATGTGCGCCAACAGTTTGTAGTCGTTCAACGTTACTCCTTCTTAGGTTTTTGAGACGTTCTTTGTGCCATTTGCACGGCCATCTGAGCGCGGTTTTTAGCAATATCAACGCCAATTTTTGCCCCCTCAAGCAACTGCTGTTTCTGGAGCTTGTCTTTTGCAGCGGCAGCGCTCGCACCAACTTGCATAGCCGCAATTTCTTTCTGGGCCGCAATGCGTGATTCTTCGACCCTAATCTGGTCAGCCTTAGCCGCCGCATCAACTTGTTGCTTCTGAACTTTAAGCTGCAACTCTTGCATCTTGATCTGGAGTTCTTGCTGCTGCATTTGGATGATCGGGTCTTGTGCTTGTTGCTGAGCCTGCTGCTGTGCGGCCTGTGCTTGAGCTTGCTGGGTCATGCGGGTAGACGCTTGTGCAGCCAACTGCGCAACTTGCGCAGCCACCTCTGGAGTCATGTTTTTTTCTTGTTCCTCGGTAGGCAACAAGAGGCCAACTGTCTGCTCAACTTCTTTGCGGTATGCAAACGCCAAGTGCTCGTTGATATGAGCCATCATTGAGCCCATGATTGACTGGCCTTGCGGAGTTGACTGGATAAGCCCCATGATCTTGGGGTTCTGTAGCATCGACGTATGCACAGCAATGTGGGCTTGGTGATCCTGCTCAATGAACGCCTTCATAGGTTTGCCGGTCAGAGCGTTCTGGTTCTCCTGCACTGGGTCTGTAGCTGTAGCATCGTCCTCAACCGGTATGAGTTTGGCTGCGTTCTTGATGCCCAACACCTCAATCATCTGACGATGAAGAAGCGGCAGGTTGTAGAGTTGTGGTGCTGTCTGCGCGAGTTGCAATGCAGCCTGATACTGAACAATCTTCTGCGCCATTGTTGCGGCGTTTGGATCACTCACAGGGATCACAGCGACCATGTCGTAGTCAGATTTCTTAGCACGGCGTGAGCCATCAACCGGCTCGTAGTCGTACTCTTCTGGTGTGTAGTCAGCAATAATTGCCTTGAGCAGCTTGAACTCTTGCTTCATGCTGTAGTGCATACGAGCTTGTACTGCGCCCATCACTTTTAGTGTGCGCTCAAGAATAGCCAGCGTAGTCCCCACGGGTGCTTGCGCACTCATGTCGCTGACCTTCATGTCTCCTGCGGACGCAAACTGCCTGCCTTCCTGCACAATGTTCTGGAACAGGGTGTAGAGAACTTGGCTTGGCTCCTTATACGGCAGCGGCAAGATGTTGTCCCGGATCGAGCCACTTGGCACGTCCACATCACGGAACTCACCGGGCGCAATCGGAGTGTCATCACCCTTGATACGCAGACCACGGGACTTCAGACCACCGGGCAAGTTAGAGAGTGTTCCCGCATCAACAAGCTGCCGGATGAGCATGGTCGCGCTCTTGGCATACCCACCGATCAAGTGGATGAGGCCATACCCATAGAACCCAAACCCCGGAATGTACTGGTAGTGGACAAAGTGCTGGCGCTTCATGTGAAGATCATCGCCCTCGTACCAATTGCGGCGGATGGCAAGAATCTTAGTCGTAGCCTTCTCAACAGTCACAACATAGGGCAGCGCAATACCCGTCATCTCGCCCTCTTTGTCCTTGTGCTCGTAGCCTTCTAGGTCAAGATCAACGTGCATCTCCAGTATCCTGTACCTGTCGTCCTGCACCGCTGACATGCCCGTCTCTTCATTCTTCTGCTTCTCAAT